GAGAGCAACGAAGAGATCGAACTCTCCTTGCTCAAACGTAATGGTGATCCGTTCGTCAGGCATCGTGTTATCCCTCCGATGGGGTGACTGTGCATCTGGTACCGCAGTGAACACAGGGAACGACGGTATCTTCCACTGGAAGCCGTGTCTTGTACCCGAACTTGCTATGTCCCAAAGGACATTCGAGAACGTACAACTGTGCGAAGTTATACGTTACCCTACCATCAATGATGGTGTAGGGAGATTTGAGTTTGCTCATTATCTCTCCGAGCGAATGATGATCTCCCCGCCACGCTTGATCGTGAGACGGGCATGCCACTTCTCGACCAGTCTGAGGAGTGCCTCAACGTCTTCATCGGTAACTTCACGATGGACTGCCCGAGGCTTGGGCTTTTTGGGAGTGAGCTTCTGATACATTTTCCTACCTCCGCCGCTATGCGGCATCTCAGGTTATCCTACGATTGGGATCGGTTCATCCGACCCCATGTAACAATGATACCATCAGATCCACAACTTGTCAAGTTTAGTTGCCACCTGACACGTTGCAGATGTCCAACATTGGACAACTCACACCTTTGTCGTTGTGAGAATCCAACCATCTTCCGTCTCCAGCAACACGACGAACGTATGGGAGAGAATCTCCTCAAACGTCACCTGGCTGGCAATGATCAAGATTTTACTTCCCGGTGGAATCCTTGTGGGATTAGCCATTATCCACCTCCGAATGAGTGAATGTCCATTCCATCGGTTGTCAATCCCATCCACGTTCCCATTGAATGAACGATACCATCAGGTGTTCAACTCCGCAATGGTTCTGTCAATGTAATATTCGATCAACCATAAATGGGACATGGTAGGAGTAGTAGGTCCTGACGGGTGGGTTTTGTATGGTAGTAGGTGTATGCCCTAAGGTTTTCCCTTACATATATTTTTAAACACCAGGGAAACCCCTACAACACCTACCACCCCATGAAACCCGGGTGTAAGGACCTACGATTCCTACCGGGACCTGACACATCATCCTAACATCGGCATATCAGCGACGAAAAATAACCCCGTAAGCGAAACACCTACGGGGTTGTGAGGTAATGTATGTGTATGTGTCGGGGGTTTACCCTACGTTACCACGCCGTTCTACGTGCGATCTCAACCGCGAGTGGGCCGTCAACTCCGGCGTCCACAAGCGCCGCCGCGTACATCTGGCGGTATTCGGTTTCGTCCGTTCCGGTGTACGTCTTACCGTCCGGCAACGGGCGGCTGACGATGCGCGCCAACTTCACGCGCGATCCCATCATGTGCGACACAACCGCACGGCGGTTTCCGGGAATGTCATTTCCCGTGAACTTCCGCCCGATGCGTTGGCATTCCACGCGGGGAGACGTGCCATTGGCACACTTGAGCAAATACCCGGGGAACGCGGCCTCGAACTTCGCCACGTCAAAAATGACCACGATCTGCGCCTTGTTGTTTACCGGGCGCCGATCGCTCGCATTTGGCCCGTGGTCGCGGCTGACGGTTTCGGCGCTCCATTTGAAACCGTATTCCTGACAACCGTTGTCGGTAATGGCTTGATTGATGTCCATCGTTTCTCCGTGTCGGATGAATCGGTTGTTGTTTCGATCCGACACATACACATACAATCAGTTGTCAAACATCGGTGACACCAACACGCGGCCAACCGCCGTCGTGCGTGTCGTTTCGCTACGTATGAATGATACAACCGATGATGTGAAATGTCAAGACGTGTCGATGCGACACAGCGACGGACGGGGGGTAGCCCCCCAACCGTGAGTAGCCCGCGCGGAGGTGACTTCCTACAAAACGCGAGCAACTTTTTAGGGTCATACTGACAAACATTCTAGCAGGGACTTCTCGGATGCCCACTTGTCTAATATTGGACATCTTCGACATAGGCTATTGACAAGGTATGGTTCTGATATTATGATGTGATGGAGAGATGGAGAACATGGCCTGACGAGGCCTGACATCGGAATGGGCTGGAAATGACTTCACCGGAATATAACAGGGCATGGAGACAGAAAGACCATCCAAACGTCCCTCCAAGGACGAAGATGGCATTGAAGCTATATGTGTCGGGTGCTGTCAGGACACAAAGGGAAGCAGGGCAGATTGCGGGAGTCACAGCGTCGACAGTGAGTAATGCCAGACGCTCGGTGGCAGGCAGGAAGTTTGAGGAATCCTTTGATTCTGGGGTTACAGAGAGAGCCATGAGCTTGTCAGCCGTCATAGCGAAGCTATCAGAGAAGGCACTGAATGTGATGGAAGAACAGATCACCAACGGCTCGACGGAGGAGGTCAAGTTCAAGGCTGCAAAGGATATCCTCGATCGGAACCCAGAGACGAGCAAGACGAACAAGATTCAGATGGAAGCTTTCACTCTTTCAGGGAGGGATGCGAAGGAGATTGCTGCAGCCCTGACAGAAGGAAGGTTGCTGCAGGCGATGGATGCAGAGGTCGCAGAAGGAGACTTCGTCAAAGTAGATGAAGTTCCTCAGCGGCCATCAATCACTGGAGGAACAGAATGAATGTACTGTTGAAGCTAGTTCCTACGTCGTTCCTGATCGGAGCAGTTGCAGGGCCCCTGGCGATGTTTGCCTTCCAGTATATCAAGAAGCTCGGAGGTTGGATTGACAGTCAGCCAGCATGGGCAAAACATGCTTGGATGTTTGTGCTGACACAGGCGTTTGCAGTGGGAGCAAGTGTCATCGGGACGAATATTTCATGCTCGGTAGATATGAGTGCATCAGACTGTCTCAGCCAGTTGACCCCTGCGATCTTGAAAGGTCTCATCGTGCAAGGAGCAGCGGTCGTCTCGTTCAAACTGAAGAAGGCTAATCCGAATGGCTAGGAACATATACAAAGTACCAGTGCGCCAATGGCGTAAGTGGAGTGAGTTAGCAAGGCTCATCTTCAATGAGATGTTCTTCACATTGAAGGAGAATCAATCTGTGCTGACACATCCAAAGACACAGCCCATCAGTAAAAGGGAATGGAGGACGCAGGCTTGGAACTCTGCATGGTTGGCGGCAGACGCTGCTATGCACAGTCTAAGGACTATGGCTCATGGTTGATACCCCAGATATCCCCTTCGTAGACGAGAAAGTCGCATCCCTCCCCACCGATATGCGAGAAGAACTCGCACTGCGAGGGCGAACCGACCTTTACTTCTTTGCGAAGGGGGTTCTGGGATACAGAGACATGGCGATGGGCTGCCACGGGCCAGCCTGCAGATTCATCCAGGTGAACCCTTCACAGTTCAAGTTGATCCTCTGGCCTCGTGACCATTTCAAGTCATCTGTCCTAACTATCGGTGGGACAATGCAGAAGGTGGTTCAGAATCCAGAGAAGAGAAATCTCATTCGGAATGAGGTAGCAACAAACGCACAGAGGTTCCTCCGTACCATCCGACAGCATGCTGAAGGCAACCGGATCTTCAGAGCCCTGTATCCGGAGGTGATCCCTAAAGATATGAAGAAGGTCCGGTGGAATGATAGTGAGCTAGACTTCGTTAGGCAGGGACAATACCCTGAACCGACGATTAGTGCAGCTGGCATTACCAGCACCAGCACATCTCAGCACTTCAATCATATCACAGATGACGACCCGATCTCGGAAGAAGCTGTCAGGTCCGAGCTGGTCATGCAGGAAGCAATCAATAGAATCAAGGGTGTAGATGCCCTGATGATTGATCCAGAAAAAGATACACATTGGCTGGTAGGGACGAGATGGACATTCGCGGATGTGTACTCATGGTACGAGAAGACCTTCCGTCCGAGGATGTCCCGCTTCATCAGAGGGGCGATCGAGGACGGACAGCCAATCTTCCCAGAGCGGTTCAGCTTGAAGAAGCTTGCTGAGATTCGGGATGTGGTGCTGGAGTACAGATGGTCATGCAACTACATGAACAATCCGAGGAACCCAGATGTTCAGGACCTGAATGTAGAGGATCTAAAGTTCTGGGAATGGAATGAGGCAGGGGATCGGGTAGAGCTCTTCAACCACGATGGGACGGTGCAAGACAGCTGGAGGTTGGATCAGCTGGATGTAACGATCACAGTTGATCCAGCCCCAGCGGAGACCCTGACCAGTGATCGAAACAGCATCTCGGTGGTAGGCATCTCACCACGTAATCAGATGGTGGTATTGGAGAGCTTCGCAGCAAGGTGTACGCCTCTCGAACTGATCGAGAAGCTAGTGATGTTCACCAAGCGATACGGCCCTCGAAAGATCGGTATTGAGAAGGCCACCTATCAGATGTCTCTCCAGTTCTTCCTAAAACAGCGGACAGATGCAGAAGGGTTGTATAGCAGGATCGAACCTCTGAAGCCAGGTGGGAAGGGCAAGCCTCACGTTCGGGGGTTGCAGCCTATCATGGCGACAGGCCGTCTGTTCATTCGCTCGACGCAGATGATCTTGCGTCAAGAGATGGCAGACTATCCCCTAGGGGAACATGACGATGCAGTGGACTGCTTGGCTCTTCAGCTTCAGCTTGTGAAGGGTCAGCTCTCTCCTGAGTTTCAAGAACGGATGCGGAAGGAAGAACGCCGAATCATCTCATCCATCCGAGGGACAGACACTGAGATCATTCGGAAGGCTCTGAACCTTGATCCGGATGAAGAGATTGATCCTGAGTTGGCATACTCCATCTTCGGTGGTCAGATTTGCGAGACTCAAATATCATGATCGCTTGTCCAATGTTGGACATCTCGATCCCGCCTGGCACAGATGCTTCGTGGCGCGCAGCACCCAGCGCCCCGCACGGCACCTTTTCTTCCCGCTCTGCGCAGTTGCTTTTAGCGCGCAGTGCGCGCAACGTGGGGAGGACCTAACTAATGACTAATCCTCAGTATGAGATGAATCCTCCTACGGAACTAGAAGGAATGATCTTCCAGGGGACGAGGAGAGTAGGAGAAGCTGTCGTGCAGTCTGTGACAGATGGTACGCTTCCTCCACCAGATAAAGAAAAGCCATTCCCGAAGCCTCTATTGAAAGTAGGAGAAGGTGGTTTCAAGGATGAAGAGACTTACAATAACTTCTGGCAGTGGATTGATAAATGGCTAGTTGAGACCTTGGCTTCGCAGCAGGAGAATATCTCTAAGTGGGCTACTGAGGAGAAATCCTACCGTGCACTCACTGATCAAGGCAGTGGCTACACGCCTCCTTTTGAAGGTGCCTGTACCGACGTTGTCCCTGCGATTGCGATGGCTGTCGATCCTATACAAGCACGTATTTCGCAGGCAATCTTCAAGGCCGATCCGGTATTCCGACTCAAACCACTCCGAAAGCAGTGGGTAGATAAGACAGACTCTCTTGAGAAGTTTCTAGACTACTATCAGAAGAATAAACTCCATCTGAGAGAAGTTTGTGGTCCTCGGTTGTTTGAGTTCTGTAAGCATGGTACGATGTACTTGAAGACTATCTATGATCGTGAGACTTACTCTGTCAAGACATACGATCAAGATTGGTCAGTGGTCAAGAAAGAAGTAACCCGCTTCCGTGGGCCGAGAGTAGTTGGTATTCCTATCAACTACTTCTTCTGTCCAGCAATGTATCAGGATATTCAGAAGTCTCCATTTATCATGGAGAGGCAGATTGTTACCTACAACGATCTGATGATTGCCTATAAGTCAGGAAAGATTGACGATCCATCAGATTTGGCTGGAAAGGAGACAATCTCTCGTGATATGCTGGAGATGCAACAGCAGCAGTCTGCTGGGCAGCAAGAGAACATCCAGCAGCGTAAACTCTACTTTGAACTGTGGGAGATTTGGTGTAAGTTTGATATAGATGGTGACGGGGTTCCAGAGAACCTTGTTATTACCTATGACTATCTACATCGGAAGTTCCTACAGATTCGATACAACTGGTATTTCAGTCAGCGTTATCCATACACAGCTATTCCTTACACTGTCGCCAACTCGACAGTTCAGGGGCTTGGATTGTGTGAGATGATTTATCCATTCCAGGTTCAGTTGACTAACTGGCATAGGATAGCTACGGATAATGCGTATCTAGCAAATATCAGGATGTTCATTGCTAGGAAGGACGCGACTATCGAGAATCGCCCGAAGTTGTACTCTGGTCGTGTATTCCGGGTAGATGAACCAGCAAAGGATCTTATCCCATTCGCGGCTGCAGATATCTATAACAGTACTCTCTCCGAACGTCAGAATACTTTCGGTTTGATTGAGAAGAGGACTGGTGTTTCCGACTATCTAACTGGTCGTGAGTCTCCTATTCTAGGTTCTCGTGCAACTGCGACTTCCACGATGGCCCTCATTGCCGAAGGCAAGGGTCGTGTGGAAGAGGTTCTTGCTAATGTCCGTGCTGGACTGGCTGAGGTGGTTGAGAACTGCTTTGCCATTTGGGTTCAGTATGGTCTAGATGGGATTGAGGATATCGCTTTTGGTGATGATAATGTCGCCGAAGATGTTAGAGCTTTCTTCAATGGGGTTGGCATTGAGAACATCAATGGATCTCTAGGGATTGATCTGAGTGCCACGGATGCCTCTAACTCTCGTGTTGCCCAACAGCAGATGCAACTTGCGATCATCCAAGTTCTCATGGGATACTATGAGAAGCTTGTGCAGGTAGGTCAGATGGCGATTCAGGCACAGCAGACTATTCCTCAGCTGACTGAAATGCTCAAGGAAATCATGGACGCTGCTCGTAAGATGTTCCTTGATCTCCTCCAGAAATACGATATTCGTAATCCTGACACATACCTACCAGATTTGGAGAAGATTTTCGATGAAACTGCCAACGGACAGGCAGGACCTGGAGGCCTTGAAGGACTCATTGGAAGTATTACAGGACAGCGTGGGCTTTCGGTTCCTGATCAAAGAGGTCCAGCAGTACCAGTCCCAAGCCAACCTGGCTCTGCTACGGGAGGACAACCCAGTCCTATGCCTCCGATGGCAGGGCAAGGTATCAGCGGCTAAGTATGTGCTCGAACTTATTGATACATCTATCAATGAGATCAAAACCCTTCTTGGAGAGTCTCCCAAATGACAATGCCAGGTAGTTCCGTAACAATGGAAGAGATTGGTGAACAGCTAGCTGCAGCTTCAGCTGAAGGAAAAGCTGCTGACTTGGCATCAATCAAACTCGAAGGCGACAATGTTCCTGAAGAACTCCGTGGAAAGACTGTCGCCGAACTCATCCGGGACCGTGAGGTTCTTGCTCAGTCTGTAAATATTGCTAATGCTGCTCGTCTTGCAGCTGAGGCAAAAGCAGGTTCTGCTACTCCTGTGGCTCCAGTAGTAATGGCTCCACCTCCTGAACCTCAAAAGCGTCTAACAAAAGAAGAGTGGGATGCGCTTTATGAGACCAATCCAATGCAGGCAATCGCCTACATGAATGAGATTGCCATTCAGGATGCTGCTGCTCAGTTTGAGCGGAGATTTGGGTCACTGGCTGTTGGAGCTTCTGCACAGGCTGAGAATGTTGCGAAGGCACAGTTCAAGGATGAGTTTGAGCTGTTTGGTGCAGAGATCAAGCAACTGGCTGATACTGTTGCTGATAAGTCTGTTCTTGCTAACCCAGAAGGTTGGGCACATCTAGTTTCCTTTGTTCGTGGAAAGCCTGGTAACTTTGAGAAGTTGCTTGAGGCTCGTACAAAGAAGGCTGCTGAAGCTGCTGCTAATGCTGCTCGTGAGATGGAGGCTGCTTCGGTTGGAGCATCTTTCTCGTCCTCCACAGTTCGTACTCCTTCATCTGCTCCAAAGGCTGGTGGTGGTGATACAGGTAACTTTGGATTGGATGCCGAAGAGCGTCATGCTGCTGATGTTATGGGAATGAGTTATAAGGATTACGCCCACTGGAAGAAGATCGGAGGATAATAAAATGCCTACAGCTATCGAAATCATCAAGGCTAAACTAGCCGCAGAAGAAGCTAAGACTATTCCAGGTGCTCCTGTTCGGACGCCGAAGGAACAGTTGCTTGACGCTAGAAGTACGCAGGAAAAGCTTGGCCCAGAAGTACACGTCCGCTGGCTGAATACTAAGAATCCAGATAAGGTCGCTGCACGCCAAGCTGAAGGGTATGTCCTCGTTCCAGAGTCGGAAGGGGGAAAGAGAATCGGCGACGAGATGGCAACTTTTGCTATCTCTCGCAAGACACATGAAGCCAGAGTCGCGGCGCAAAAAGCTGAGAATAAGCGTAGGCTTACTTCTCACAAGACTGACATGGAGGTCCTTGCAGAGAACACTGCTAGAACTCTCCGTGACAAGTACGATATTCGCGTTGATCCAAAACGACTCTTTAGTGATGAAGGAGAGTAAATGAGTTCCAACTTCAAGCCGGTTGTCAGCGGCAATCTCAGTGGGTATCCGGAGGTTAGATACTTTACTGTAGATGGTGCTGCTACTTTCAAGGTTGGAGAGCTTGTGTACTTTGACACTGCTACACAGACTCTCAAGGGGTGCGGTGCAGACCCTGCTCTGATTGCTGGTGTTGCTCTTGCCTCGGCAGCTTTTGGCCTCGGGACGGAGTGGCCTGGTAATATCTTTGGTAGTACTCAGATCCCTGTGGCACTTCTGAAGAGTGGGACGGAAGTGTTCATGGCTAGTGCTACGACGCCTGCGACTACGAATATTGGCGTGTCTTATGGCATTGCTAATAACTCCGGCGTTTGGCGTGTAGATACTACTGATGTTGTCAATACTCGTGTTAGTGTTATCGACATCTTCAACTCCCCGCAACAGGAAGGCTTCCTTGTTCGCTTCCTTGCTGCTAACCTTCAGTTTGCCTCGTAAAGGAGACCAACTATGACTATGAATCGTGGCGGGTTCTCCCACTTGATCGTTCCTGGGTTTAGGAAGATCGTATTTGAGACATACAAGGAACGCCCGATTGAGGGTGCTGTAATCACGAATAGTGGCACCTCAAAGCGTGCGTATGAAGAAGATTTCCCGATTGCTGGGTTCGGTACTCTGCAGGCCAAGCCTGAAGGTGGTTCAATCATCTATCAGGACGGTATTCAGGGTACGAAGAAGCGCTATACCTGGACGACCTATGGTCTAGCGTATCGTATTACGCAGGAAATGTATGATGACGATCTCTACGGAGTTATGGGTGGCCGCTTTGCAAAGGCGCTTGGCCGTTCTGCCCGTAATAATGAAGAGATCATTCGTCATGCTCCGTTCAATAACGCTTTTGACGCGAACTTCAACGGCTTTGAGGCAGGCGTTTCACTTTGCAGCACGTCACACACGACTCTTCGTGGAGCGACGCTAGCCAATCGGCCAGCGACTGATGTCGACTTCGGCCTGATTCCGCTTCAGGCTGCAATCGAGCATTTTGCTACGCTCACGGATGAGTCGGGTATTCCTGCCTTGTTCATTCCGAAGCGTGTGATCTACAACCCAGGTGACCACTGGATTGTGAATCAGGTGCTCAAGAGCCAGTTCCTGCCTGGTGGGAATCTGAATGATGTCAATCAGGTAGCACAGGAAAGCATCGTTGGCCATCAGAGCCACTATCTGACGGATTCAGATGCTTGGTTCTTGCAGTGCGACCAGCATGATGTGAACTACTATGACCGTCGCCCATTTAGCTTCTCGAACTTTGATGACTTTGACACTGGGGATGCTAAGTTCAAGGGTACACGTCGTAATGGCTCAGGCTTTGGTGACTGGCGTGGCATCTATGGCTCAAGTGGTGCCTAACCCTAACATACCTGGGAGGGTATTGCTATGACGCTCAAAAATGCCAATATTGGTGGAGCGATTCCACTGCCCCTCCGTGGGGTATTTGGAAGATATAATGGCACGCTTGGTGCTCCTGCTCGTGGGTTCGAGCCAGGAGTACTAGATGGAAATCCAGTGGGAGTAGCTCTGAGTCTCCTTGTAAAGGACTCTTGGACTGCTCCAGTAACTGCTAGCACGACTGCATATATTAGTACTGGTCTAACTGGCGCAGGTGAAATGCCAAACAACAGTACTATTACCTGCAATCGAACATCTGGCTCGCTTACTGCAGAGTGGAATGGTACTTACGGAGCAACAGGTAAGCCAGACTATCCTCGCAACGTCGTTGTAACAGTTACCCATGCCTCGTCGGTAGTTGCTTGTAATGGTGTCATTACTGGCAAAGATCGTTATGGTCGTCAGATTACAGAGACATGGAGTGTCACGGCTACTGGAACGTCCAAGACGTATACTAGCGTAACATCGTTCTATCAGGTGGACGAGATTACTGTCATCTCTGCGAGTGATGCAACTGCTAATACGTTGAAGCTTGGATTCGGCGCGGTGCTCGGCCTTTCCATGCCTTGCTCAGTTGCTTCCGCTGTGAAGGAGGTTGCTGCTGGCAGTGTTGTGACGAATGGAGTATTCGTTGCACGTAGCACTGCTGCTAATGCAGACAAGCGGGGGACGTATGCCCCTAACACACCTCCTAACTCTTCGAATGACTACACCGTCTGGTATATCTCAGACGATCCTTCACTTCTCTAAGATGTCCAATGTTGGACAACTAACATGGCAACGCATAGGCAAATAGCAATGATGGCTTGTGTAGAGAGTCACACAACTCCGAGAGTTCGGGTGAGAGATGATTTCTCGGCTGTGTTAGTATCAGGTCTCGGGACTGGGGACGAGGTGCGTATGCTGGACGACTCAACATCCACTGAGTTCGTACTGCCTTCTGGCCTCTCCCCATTCCCTTCGCCTCGGCCTGAAGCCATTAGATTCCGTAAGGTTGCTGGCTCAGAACCGAGACCAACTTCCATCGAGATTCATAGGAGTTCATAATGGGACAGCTCAACGAGCAACTCGGTTATCTGACCGTAGCAGCTGGTGCGACAGTCTCGAACTCCCTGAGTGACATTCTTTCTTCTGGTCAGCTTCGGACGGCGCTGCATTTCATGGATGCTATGACGATCCGTGCGCCACAGAATCTGACTGAAACTGCGAATATCCAAGTCGCAAGGAAGAGGAATCCATCTGCAAGTGACTGGATCACAACGACTTCCATTGAACTCCTACCTGGTGCTGATATTCTAGATGAGTGGGGTGTGGTGATTACTGATGCATCTGCATCGCTCTTGCCTCTCCTCACGGAAGGTATGGGCTCAGGTGCGTCAGCAGTCTCCATTGGGGAGTCTTTCTGGGACTTGAGGATTGTGCTTTCAGATCCTGCAGACGCTCAGCGGTTGTTCTATTGTAGCATTAGCTTGCTTGTAAGTGGAGGTGCGTAAGATGACTTGGACAGTCACTCCGCCATCTGCAAGTCCAGCTATACCCTCGACTACATACAGTGCCTGGGGTAGTAGCCCACCAGCATCTGGTGCACTGAGAGTAGATGCTAGTACGTTCTCTGGTGTCGGTATCAATGTTACTGGTAGCACTAGCAACATCCTGACTGGGGCATTGACTGGTGTAACTACTATCAATGGGCAGACGATTTCAGCGACGGCTGCTTTCACAGGGGCTATGACTGTAGGTACGCCCACAGGTGGTATGCCAGCAGCTGGTGTCATCAATGCACAGGGACTCAAGATCAATGGAGTGGATGTTAGTACTAGTACTGACACGTACTGGACTGCGAGTGCTCCAGGAATCAGGTATGATAGTCCTGTTGGACTTGGTGGTGCGCCTGTTACATCGGTGAGTTTGTACATCCTTGGTTCAGGCCTTCTGACAACGGATCAGCGTGGGATTTATGTTACGCCTGTGTTTGCAAGTACTGCTACAGCATCTGGATATGCACTGTATGCTGCCGTACACACAGCAGCATCTGCATACACCATGACACAGGGGCATGCTGTGAGTGTAGGAGCGCCGAGTCTTGGTAATACAGCAGTTACTACGATCTGTGGCTTATATGTGGCGAATCAGGGCCAAGCGAAAAGCACCAATGCCTACGGTGTCTATATCTCCGCTCAGAGCGGTGCAGCTTCGACGAACATCGGCCTATACAACGAAGGGACGACGACGCTGATTGGGGCGGTGACTATGAGTGCCGCCCTCACCGTCAACGCCACTGGCTCCGTGTTCAGCGCGGGGACGGATGCAAGTACGACGTTTACGATTGGGACTGGTGGTGCGGCACCGAGCGCCACTCGTTCGGCGATCTTGACGCTGAACTCAGCCCATTCTGGGAGTTTCGTCGGGTCGAGTGGGGTGAAGCTTTGGCGTAATGGCGCTGAGATCTGGCAGTTTGGCATTGATACGGATGCCACGTCGAATGTGAAGAATGCCAATACGAACTTCTACTGGTACGGGAACAGTGAGTACCGAATGGCGCTGACCGCCAACGGTCAGCTTCGTGTGAGTGGCGGCTTCTATAGCTATACACCTGGCACGACATCGCTCGGACTCTCAATAAATGGTGACGCTGGCTACCAACGACAGATCAAGTGGTTCTCGGCGGGTTCGCTGCGATGGAACCTACATGCGAACAGCACGCCGGAGGGCGGAGGGAATACCGGGTCGGACTTTCAACTTGACGCTTATAACGATGCTGGCGTGGGCATCGACACTCCGATTGGGCTAATACGGGCAGCGGGTGGAGCCCTAACTATTGCACGTCCAGTGGTTATCACGAATGGACTGGCGGTTGCTGGCGCGGCGATCTCGGCGAGCACGGCGCTGAATCTCCCCGCCGCAACAACCGCACTTTCCTCACTCCGCCTTGCGCACGGCGCTGCACCTACGTCGCCAGTTGACGGTGATATGTGGACAACGACTGCTGGTCTGTTCGTTCGTATCAACGGCGTGACAAAGACGGTCACGCTGACATAATCGTATGAAAAAGAGCTCAATCGTCATGAGCTCTTGTTCGACCGTCTGATTGCGGTTAGGGTTTCGACCGACCAGATTGTTGATGGCTGAAAAACTAACCTATTCACGAGGTTCTAAATGCCGAAGATTTCTGCTCTACCTGCTGTAACAACTGTAGTCGCTGCTGATCTCCTCCCATTGGTGACGAGTGCAGGGCCGACTACAAACCAGATCACGATGGATAACTTCCGCATCTCGTTCTTTGGAGATAGCGGTGGTGGGCTGACAGCGACTCCTCTGACGAAGGTGAGTACGCTGACGACGACTCTTGGTGTTGGTGTTGGTGTTGCTGCAAGTACCAGCCGAGCAATCAATGTGACTGGTACGACTGTGTTGACTGCAGGCACAAGTCAGTATGGTGCTTACATCGGCCCAACGATGACGTCTGCAGCAACGACAGCTGGATATGGTATCTACATTGTACCAACGACAGCTACCGCTGCTTTCACGCAGACGAATACATACGGTATCTATATTGATACTGCTACGATTGGTGTAGGGTCGGCTATCACCAATCAGTACGGAATCTATATCAATACTCCGACGGGTGCTTCCACAATCAATCGAGCACTGCATATTGCTGGAGGTGGTGCGAAGATTGCAGCTGGTGGGTTGGAAGTGACAGCTGGCAATATTGGTGTTGGTACTGCTGTGTCAGCATATCGAGGGATTCTCATCTCTGGTACCTCACTTGTATCTGCTGCTAATACATCAAGAGGTATTGAGTGCACTCCAACGCATGATAGCAATACGACATCAGCGGCGTATGGGATTCTTACTCAAATCATCACGGCAGCTGCTGCTTTCACAGTGACAAATGCATATGGCCTGTATGTTGACACTCCATCTAAGGGAGGCGGCTCAGCGATCACGACTGCATATGGCATCGTGGTGAAGGCGCAGACTCAGGGGACGACAACGAACTGGGGTATCTATGTAGAGGCTGCTTCTGGGGGAGCTGGTGGTTTGGATGCTTCCATTGGATTGTCTCAGGGTACTTTCGGTGTGAGAATCACTGGTACATCTGTTGGTGCGGCTACGACTAAGTATGGTTTCTACAATGATGCTAGTGTGGATACAGGTACAAGTAACAGCTATCGTAGCTTTGTAGCGATTGGTACTGTTACAGGCACGATGACTAGTCTGTATGGCTTCTATAGCGCTAATACCACGTCAGCAGCCGCATTTACTCTCACCAATCGTTATGGCGTCTATGTTGACAACGTGACGAAGGGTGCTGGTAGCACAATCACGAATGATTATGGTCTGTTCATTGTAGCGCCAAGTAATGGTAGTACTGTGAACGAAGCCATTCGTCTGGCAGTTGGGACAAGCGGTATCAGGATCACTGGCGCTTCTGTTAGTGCTGCGACGACGAAGTATGGCATCCTGCTTGACACTGCTTTTGATAGTGGTACTTCAGTCGCTGCTCATGGCGTAAATGTGGCAGCGACAGCAGGTGCGACGATGACGAGCCTGTATGGCGCTTACCTAGCACCTACGACTACAGCGGCTGCTTTCACTCTGACAAACCTCTATGGTCTGTATGTTGCTGGCACTGCCAGTGCTCCTAAGGGTGCTGGCTCTACCATCACCAATCGCTATGGAGTTTATGTCGAAGCTCCTACCGATGGTGGTACTATCAACTACGCCATCGTCACGACTGGCGGCACGAGTGTCTTTGGCCTGACTGCAGCTGCTGACCACCATGCTACCTATAACAACGGCGCTGCACTTGCTACAACTGCTACTGTTGGCTTCCTGACGTTCAGCTCCTGTGCTGGTGCTCCGACTGGTGCAGTTACTCCTCCAACGGGGTCTGTTGCAATCGTATATGACTCCACGAACAATAAGATCTATGTTCGTTCTGGTGGTGCATGGCGCGCGACGGCTGCGCTAGCCTAATCTGCGCGCAGATCCTTCCCGCCCCGGCAGGTCTCTCGGGGCGGGCGGGACCTGTTTTCCCGCTCCACGCAGTTGCAGTTGTTGCCACTTGTCCAATGTTGTACAACTTTCAATCTCATGAGGGTTCCCATGAAGCTCAGTAACAAGCAGATCCAAAACATTCTGACTGGTATGAACATGATTTCCAGCAACAAGATTCGTCTTGAAGTTGGAACAGCCTTCCTCGTTGCTGTAGCAAAGAAGCAACTCATGCCAGTCTATGAAGCGTACACCGAGACGAGAGATGATCTCCTCGATCAGTTCTGTAGGAAGGATGAGAATGGCCAGAAGATGAAGATTCCTGAGAAGAAGGATGCTCAGGGCAATGTAATCCAGATGGAACAGTGGGATCTCGGTGGACATGAAGAAGACTGGAAGAAAGCTGTTACTGAGCTTCTCATGAGGGAAGAAGAGATCGACCGACTGAAGCCCATGAAGTGGGAGCAGTTCAAGTTGAAGAAAGTCAAGGGTGCTGATGGTAAGGAGGAAGATGGAGAGATTGATCCTGAGATCCTCTTCCTGTTGGCTCCCTGGCTCGAACTGGAGTAATCTGCAATCCTGGACATAGCTCTATCTAATAAGTAGTCCCTCGACACGGATGCGGCAGGTAAACTTTTATATGCTACAAGGTTGGAGGCGTCGTGAGTACTGTATGTATCACACCTACGTATACAGATATAGAGGCATCATATGAGATCTTCTCTTCTGATCCTCCGCCTTGTATCCCAGATGCGGTAACAGAACTGAAAGAGCTTCTCACTGAACTCCTAGAAGATCTTACGACTGAAGATAGTGCCCAACTGCTTCTTGAGGGCTCCGACTGATGGCTAGCTATAAGGAGTTGATTGATACTCTGCGTGTGAAGGTAGGCAATCCATCCACAGCAGAAGTTGACGATCTTGTGTTGGGTCGTCTCATCAATAATGCAACAGAAGAGATTCAGGATAAGTATAAGTTCTTGAAAGCTCGTAAGGTTACAACTTTCCCAACGGTTTCAGGAAGTGCTCTCTACATGCTTCCTTCTGACTGTGTGTCAGCATTCAGCTTGTGGAATACCTCAGCTGGAAATCGAGGAAAGCTTACTAAACGGGATGAGAACTGGCTGTCAACTCAGCAAGATCTTCAGAATGGCCCGCCGACTGACTATGTTCGTCAGAGAGGTTGGGTACAGCTTGTTCCAACGCCAGATGCAGTGTACACTATCCGTCTTATGTATAAAGTAAGTTATACTAAGATGGTAGATGATATGGATGAACCAGTTCTACCCCTCCCCTGGCATCAAGGCATCTGGAGATTGGCAAGATTTCTCTATTGGGATGAGAAAGGTGATCTGGCTAAGGCTCAGTGGGCTCAGGCAGTTTGGACTCAGTGGGTTTCAGATAAGCCTAACGAAATGGAGGAAGAAGATATGATGGATAATACTGAAGGTGTGATTCTACCATTTTTGACTAGTTCTTCTGGACTGACTCCTTCCAACAGTCAAAATAGGTGGGATAGAGAATGAGGGCTGCTCGTGAGTTCATCAGTGCCTATGCTTGGCAGATAGCAACTTTGCTTTTTCTGTCAGGTATGGCATATGCTGCATTACAACAGAAAGCAGACAAGACAGAGCTGATGATTCTCAAACAGAAGAACGACTCTGCTCATGCACTAATAAATACAGAGTTGGCTAATATCGGAAAAGGAGTAATGCAAACTCAGGAGACTATCTTATATCTAATCTGTAAAGATCATCCTCTCGACTCAGCTTGTCGTGGAAAGGAAACAAAGAAATGATTACTCTCAAGAGGATAGCACAGATCGAGGATGCAACTTATGGTGTGCTCTTAGATGACGGCTTGCCATTTGCGCTATCTCTTGAGCGTGCTTGGAAGAACAACGAAGTTGGCAAGTCATGTATCCCAAAAGGGACATATATTTGTAAGAGAGTACAGTCTCCAAAGTTTGGTGATACCTTTGAGGTTACGGGAGTTCCTGGACGTTCAGCAATCTTGTTTCACAAAGGTAACATCAATGATGACTCACATGGCTGTATTCTCGTAGGAGAGCAGTTCAATCCTGTGCTTGGGAAGAATGGGATTGTTGCAAGTGCTGAGGGTTTTACAGAGTTCCTTCGTAGATTGTCTGGACTTCAGCAGTTCACTTTGACGATCGTAGAGGTCTAAATGACCTACACTAACACTTGGAATGAGTCAGTCCCTGTTGGTGGGGCGCCTGCGAATACAGCAGATGACTGGCTGAGGCAAGAGAAACTGGATCTTAGGGAACGTCTCAATACTATCATGGGATATTCCCCAAGTACACCTTTGGCTGATCCAGTTATTCCAGTAGAAGCTGGACTTATGCAGACACAGAATCTTGCAAAGTACATCTCTGTCTGGGATATGCAGTGGGTTTCAGCAGCAGGTACACTTTTACCTCCCGCGAATAATACAGCAGTTGGATTGCCTGTAGTACAAGCTTCTCATACGACTGGGTATTTCTGGTGTTCTATTGTACTACCAGTAGGTGCTATTGTACCAGCAAGTTCTTGTGAGTTGAGCTTTTACCAGTCTGGTGGTACGATTGTGTATGACATCAAAGGGTATGCAAGGCCAAAGGGAAGTGACGTAAACACTACGGTCTTCACAGGTGCAGGTTCAGGAGCAATAACTGGAAATCAGAATCTAGGCTTTGGGCCAGCTACTGACTACACAATCCTAGCTGACACATACTATAGCTTAGGCTTCTATGTCACTCCATCAGCTGGTACGACTTGTACAGTATATGGTGTGAAGATTCGATACAACTCTCCTGACATTCGTGTTAGGTTCTAATGGCCAGATCAATCACTAGTAGGAAGGTTCAAAACTTCCTTCGACAAAATCTTCTTCCGGGACAGATTGTTGAAGCGCCTATGATGTTCTTTCACGCTCCAAAAGGTGAAAATCACATCAAGGCATTGACTGATCTATCTCCTGATGAGAGTCCTTTTGTTCAAAATCTGGTGTTCTCGCCAGACTCTATGTATGTGACGAGGCCAGGAGTTGAAGGAGTTGGGAGCAATGTAAGTGATCCTATCTGTGGAGTAGTTGTATTCAGCTCCAGAACAGGTAGTGATTATATCATTAGAGTCACTGGAACTGGAGTAGACTATTGGGGTGGGACAGCTTGGTACTCTCTAGTAGGTCCTACCCTTTCGATTGCACAAGATACCACGGTGGAGTTTACTGTCTGGAATGATAAGTTGCTCTTCACTGATGGATCAACAGGATTGTACTCTATCAATCTTGGTGATGGTACATATAGCGCTATTCCTGGGGCGGCTGTTGGAAAGCATATCACTACCTTTGGTGGAAGAGTGATTGTTTCATATGTAGTGAAAGACGCTGATCCATCTCTCAATGGGACGTTTACTACTCGTATTGAGTGGTGTGCGAAGAATAATAACGAAGATTGGCTTGGCTTAGGCTCAGGATACGAAGATCTATTGTCTTCTCCAGGTGGTACGGTAGATGTTCAGCATGGTGTGATTCCTGTAACTGATGTGGAAGCCTTCATTATTCGTGCAAGTTCTATTTGGGTAATGAATATTACTGGCTTCGTGGATACGCCTTTCCAGTTTACCTATCGCTTTGATCAAGGTACAGATGCTCCAGGTTCAATCGTGCGTACTCCAAGTCCGAGAGGACAAACGAGTATGAGGTTGTTTGCACAGATCATCATGCTATCTACAGATGATGTGGTAGTAGTCAGACCTGAAGGAATCACTCCTATTGGGTTCCCAATCAGAGATCAGCTACTTGGTAGCACATTGAATACTCGTAAGGCGATTGCTGGATTCGAGCCTCGGAATAGAGAGTACTGGATTCATGTGCCACCGCTAGCAAACAATAACACTACTAGTGTTGTTTGGAAGTATAGATTAGATGATGGAGTGTGGTACCATAGCCTGTATCCATTCAAGCTGGAAAGAATGGCGTTCAAGGATATCTTGTACGCTGCGACTTTTGATGAACTAACAGGAACAATCGACTCGTTAGCAGGATCCTTTGATGATCTAGGTATTGGTGCGAGAACACCAGGCCCTGTGTTGGTATGCTCTAATCAAAACAGAGTTCTTAGAGAGAAGGAAGGAGTGATTGAAGATGTAGATAGTTTTGGTTCTCCGGTAGGTATTCCTATTGAGATCCAAACTGGTATGATTCTACCAGCATCTCCACTAGAAGATCTAACTGTCATTATGCTTGAGTTGCTGTATGAGGCAGACCAGATCATTACAGCTATTTTTGAGTACTCAACAAATGGTGGTCAAACTTGGCAGACATATGGTCAGGTCGATCTTCCAGTCACCTCTGGACCTACTGTTCAGCCGTACAGATATACTATCAATAGGCATAAGATCCAGATTAGGATGAGGTCTGACGATGGAAGTACGCTTCGTCTCCATAGTCTCTTCATCAAGGTTGTGAAGGGTTCTGCAATCAATCAGTAGTCCAACATTGGACATCTATGGCACAGATTAGTAGAACCGTCGTTGATGTTATCTTTACCATTCGGCAGATAATCGACGCCTTGATGGGAAAGTTGACATTTGAAGAAAATATCTTCACATCGGTAGTGGATATTCCGGATTCAGGACCTGCTAATACAACGATTACTATTCCTCACAATCTTCAGTTTGTTCCGACAGGGTATATTTACACTATAGACAGAGCTGGAACTGTCTATGATTTCAACAAGGCGTCATGGACATCCTCAGAAATCACAGTGAAGTGTTCCGTGGCCAACGCAGCCATTACGATCCGAATCTTCTAATCGCTGAGTTTGACCGCTGGAAGATACAAGAGCTTATCATCACACCAGAGAAAGCTGCATGGATCTGGGAAGAGATGAATAAGTATCGTTCGCTATTTAGTGACATCACTAAGGGTGATCTAGCGAACTTTACCAGAATGCTTTCACAGACAGATTCTCTTTGGTTTGAAGTATTAGATGAGAATGAGGATATAGTTGGAATCTTGTATGCATTGAACATGCATGAAGTGATTGATTGTGAGGTTCATATATTGTTCTTTGATAGAAAGCCTGCGGAGAAGGTTCTTCTCTGTAAACAAGCAGTTGCTTGGGTATTTCAGAGGTACCCTCTCCGTAGGATGACAGCTATTGTACCGTCAATATACTATCGAACAATCAAGCTTGCTAAGAACATAGGATTCAAGGAAGAAGGTAGAAAACGTGAATCCGCCCTTCTCGGCAACAAATGGGTAGATGAAGTGATTCTAGGTATCCTTCGACGTGAGGTGATCTAATGGGCGGCTCAACGAAAACATATAGTTCTAACTCTAGTGCGACAGATGCTTTTCAGAATATGCTATATCAAGCTATTCTGAATGTTCAGAATCCGTCTATTACACCAAACTTTGCAAATCAGGGTGCTACAGCTTTTACTCCTACTACACAAGGTCGGAGAATGGCTGGAGGTATCTCATATACACCATTTACTGGCCGCTCGCCATTAGATGAATATGGAAGACCTTTGAATGATCCTCTTGGTTTTCCTATTGATTATACCAAGATACCTGGATCGCCTGAGTATGTTCCATGGAAGCCTCTTCCAAGGCCTGCGGGAACTCCAGCGCCAACTCCACCAGGAACACCAACTCCACCAGGAACTAGAGGAGATGGGGCTACTTTGTTTACTGGCAGAAGAATGAATGCTCAGGCCGTTGCACGAGGATCTGGAACGATAACACTACCAAATGGTACAATCATTCCAAATAACGGTGGATATACTGCAGGCCCTAACGATCATCCGTATACTAACCCTGATGGAACTCCTCTAACAGCAATCCCTAGAGGGTCTGCAAATCCTGGAGGGGATAATCAAGGTATTCAGGCCATTGTAGATATGCTACAGAGGGTCTTTGTAAATCCTCCTGATACATCAGGTCTGGGTGTGTCTATTCCTGATCTACCTACCTATGATGTTGCGCTATCTAATACAGCACGTATGGGTAGTGCTAACATCAATGTAGATCCTCGTTACAACGAGATCATAAAACAGATCATGGAATCTGGAAGCTCTGCTGGATCAGTCTTTGGCAAAGGGCCAGAAAAGTTTGACATTCCTACTATAAATGCTCCTACCATCTCAAGAGAAGGAACTACTACACAGTCTGCTGATGAGATTATTAGAGACCTAACTGGTAATGATAGTATGTTTACTCGTAATATCTTACCAGCATATAATAATCTCTTCAACACCCAAAACGCTCTAGCAGCTGCAACGGCAAAGGAACAGTCTGGAAATCTAACTGGAAGTGGCTATGCTAATACGATGGCTACAGCCTTGAATAGAAACACGGCTACTCAACAGGCTCTTCTCGCAAACACGCTCAATCAACTAGTAAGTCAAGAGATTGGAAGGCAGACTACTGCTGCACAGTTGGCAAGTGGTTTGAATACAGCGGAAGGCCAGATGGCCTTGCAGGCTGGTACGACTAATGCACAGCTTGCTCTACAAGGGCAGACTACAGCAGCTCAGTTGAGACAGCAGGCAGAGGCTCTCAGGCAGCAAGCAATCGCTTCTGGCCGTACTGATATGATGGCTGCTGCAAACTCACTCTTGCAGAAGGCTGAACAGCAGGCGGCTCTTGAACAGCAGGCAAATCTGACAAATGCTCAGATGGAACAGCAGGCGAATCTGTATAACGCAGGGGCAGAGAACGCTGCTAACAGTGAGTACTTCAATGCTGGGGTGAATAGAAATCAGCAACAGACTGCTCTCGACCAACAGAGACAACTTGCTCAGTTTGCTGCAGCAAATGGAATGAGTATGCAAAATGCACAGCAAATGCTTGCACTTATCCAAATGCTCTTTGGGCGGACTGGTGGATATGACACTCAGACGTCTGGCGGAATAAGTTCTGCTATACCAGGGCTTGCTACTCTTCTGACTACTATTCTTACCCATGCTTAGTTGAGGAATAATCTATGTCAATCGAATATGTACCAGGAATCTGGGACTATCTCGGACAAGCCTTCGGGAATGTATCTACAGCCATTGAGCGTAATCGTGCAACGGATAAGGCCGATGCAAGATATGAAGAAGAACGAAAGAGACAGAAAGTTCTTCAGATCGCACAGATGGTAAAGGATGGTTCGATGGATTCTGTTACAGCTAATAATGATCCAGATGTGAAAGCACTGGGGTATAGGTTTGCTCCATCTCCTCATGAAGTTGCTAGGAACATTATGAAGAACCCTATGGGCACTCCTGTCCAAGTTCCAGATATAAGTAAGTATGTAGCACCAACTGGGATCGGGGCTATGCCTACTCCGATCACGCCTGTTACAACTTATAAACCTTATACAGCTGACGAGAGATCATATGCTGGGCTATCACCAGAGTCTGCTGTTAGACTAGAAGACATCACAAATAGATATCTTGCCAAGGGTCCTAGTAGTGTGACACAGGCAGAAGCAATAGCTGCTAAACTAAAGACACCTGCAGATATTCAGGCAGATCGACAAAAACAGCTTCAACCTCTCTTGACGGAAGCTGCTACCAGGCATGTAGATCAGATTACGTTGGATAGCAACATAAATCCATTTGACGTAAAGCAGCTTCGCTCAAAAGCTGCAGCATTGACAGAGCGTGCATATCAGAACTGGTTGGCTGAAGCACAGCAAAATGGTAGTCTATCCTCAATGACTCCTGAAGATCGTGCATATGCGAAGTCTTACTTCTCAACTGCAATGACAGAGAAGGTGAAGGAAGCTCAGGCAGCCAAGCAAAGAATGGATGAGATCATGGCTGGTCGTGGGGGACAGAATGACAAGAGTGTAGCTGTCTACAGCGCTTTGACGAATGTGGCAGATGACTTTGATCGCCAAGCAAAAGAGAGAACATCTGGAACTCTAGGCACAATGGCTATGATGGGCGATCCTAGTAAAATGTCTCCAGAAATGCTCCAGGAGAGAAGGGCGATCGAAGGCCTTAGAGCACAGGCCAGTACATACCGTCAGAACGCTCTCGGGGTGCTGATTGGAAAGGTAGATCCTACTAAGTTCAATGCGGCTCCAGGAACATTGCCAGCAGTTACGACAACTACTCCAGGAAAGCCTTCTCCAACGGGTACGCCGAATATTGAAGAAGTCCGTAAGCGGATTATCGAAGGGGGAGCAACACTAGACGATGCAAAGAAGTATCTTCTTGATGCTGGCCTAATCACACAAGAACAGTATAATATGTTGAAAGCTGCTGTGGAACAGGCGCTTAGGCGTAAGGCTCAGGGAATCTAATATGACTAATCCATTCACTGATCTGATCCCAAGTAGTGGCATCAGTTCTGCTAATCCTTTTGCAGATCTGATTAGTAGTCCAGATACTGCTCTTGGTCGTCGGCAGATGGATACAGTCAGTATTCAGAATAACATTGATACACTGAAAAATATCCGCCTACGTGCTAGTCCTGCACAGCAAACACATATAGACAAGCTTATCAAGAATCTAGAAGATCAGAAGGAGGGATTTACTCGTCCAGGAGATGAGCATAATCCATTCTCTGACATCATTCGTGGCGCAGTCGCAGGCGTAGCTAGAGGACCACTCTCTATCGCAGAACTAGCAGCAACTGTTCCAGCTCTAATGGGATCAGATAGAGCAGAACAACTGCGTCAGAGCCTTGCTGAACGTGGGCAGACCATTTCTGAAACCATCAACCCTCAAGGTTTTACTGGAGCTGCTGGAGAGTTTATTGGAGAACTACCTGCTCAGACTCTTGGAATAGGGCCAGTTGCTGGGGGGACTCTTGCTATCACCGCCACAGGTCTGAAAAAGCTTGGAGCAGAAGGCGCAGCGAAGCTCTTGACAGAATCGGTTGAAGGAAACCTTGCTAAGCGTATGGCTATAGGCGGGGGAAGGTCTGCAGTCGCCATGCTTCCTATCAGCATCCTCCAAGCAGCTGGCATGACTGGAGCACCGACAGAAGATAAGATCAAACAGTTCCTTCTCTCTGAGACAGGTGCTGCCATCTTTGGTACTCTTGACCCTGCTAAGGCTACGAAGGTAGCAAAAGCAACTGCAACTGCCACGGCGGAGGCGGGTGAAACAGTGCCCACCGAAGGTGCCGCTCCCAAGGAGGGATCTGTGGGGGCGCAGGTCTCTGCAGAGCTGAAAGCAAAGGCCGAAGAATCTGCGGCGAAGGCTGCAGAACGAAGCCTGAATAGGGAGCTAGCCAAAGCACGGTGGACTCTAGACAATGAAGGAAAGAGATGGAAGGATCTGGCGAAGGAAGAGAGGGATGCTTATGTAGCACAGTTCACTGCTGCACGGAAAGCGAAGGCGGAAGGGGCTCCGGCTGAGCCACTAACTGAGACTCCTGTTCCTATCCAACAGCAGGCGATGGAGGCAGCTCAGGCAGAGCTAGCAAAGGCGGAAGCAAGTGGAGGTCCTGTTGCGACAAAAGCAGCAGAGGAGAAGGTGAAGACTGCGGAAGCAGTCAGTCAGCTTCCACAAACGCCAGAAGTTCCCCCGCAGCCTCCAACTAGTCCAACGTTGGACAAGGCACCAGTCCGTCCAGGAATGTCTCCAGTTGTAGCAGAAGTTGCTCGCCGGATGGAGCTGAGACAGGCCTTGACTGCACTCGGAGAAAAGTTTGATCCGAACGCTCCGATACCTACGCTCGAAGCTCAGCTCCAGTCCCTGACTGAACGCTCGGCTATCCTCAAGCCAAGAGAAGGTCCAGCGAAGAGTCGTGCTGAGACTATGGCTGAGGAAGCTGCAACTAGCAGAACCCCTGCTCAGGATGTTCTATGGAAACGTGGGCAGGCAGTTGTTTATGAGCTAGATCATATGCCATATGAGGAGATTGGGTCGCCTCGTCATAAGGCACTACAGGCTGAGCTGCTTGGCATTACGAAGCAACTATCTGACGAAGGGAAGCTAGCACCAGAAGCACAGTTCGGACAGGAGGACATTCCTCCGTCAACGGTAGCGCCTCCCGCCCCAAGCGAAGCTTCGGCCCTCACGGAACCCTCGGGCGGCACCGCTTCTTCCCCGCCCCGCGTAGTTGCAGTTGCTGAGCAGCCGGTATCAGCAAAGATTGCTGGAACATTGAAGCCTTATGAAGATGATCTGATTGCAGCGCAGTCAAGGGCTGCTGAGCAGAAGCCCTCTAACATCACAACAGATATTCCTCCTGCCGTACCTGAAAAACCAGTGGTAGAGAGCCCGCTGGCGAAGATATCTGATAGTGATCTAGATAAAATGGAGACAGCAGTTGTAGATAAGGTAACTTTCGCTAAGACGGATGCAGAGCGAGAGGCTCTCCTGAAAGAGCTTGAACCAATCAAGGCTGAGATGGCTCGTCGGGAGAAAGCTAAGACAACTGAATCTGAACGTCCATATAAGAATCTAACTCCTGAAGAACTTCAGTCTCAGAGAGATGCGTTAGAGCTAAAGCTACAAGATGAATCTCTATCGAAGGTAGATAGAAGAGATGCTCAGTCTCGTCTGACTGAGATGAAAAAGGAAATCAATACAAGGAAGATATTAGCGGAACAAGCTAGGCAACAAGCTCCTAGGAAAACTGTTGCTCCTGTGCCTATCGAAGTTACTGTCAAGCCCTTGACGGCGAAAGACTTTCGTATTCCTCCGAGCAAGCTTAGTGATGCTATGCTTGAGCGGCAGATTGCGGAGATTCCTGAGCGAATCTCTAACCTCGACCCGCATGAGTCGGGTCCTTGGAGTGAACGTCTGGCTAAGCTAGTAGAGGAGAAAGCTCTTCGGAAGTCTAAACCTTCTGGCCCTGATGGTGCTCCTCCTATTGGAAGTGAGTTCAAAAATCTCTATACACATCCTTCTGTAACTAGTTTTGCAGTTGGTGCGTCATATGGGTACTTTGAACCTCTTCCTCCAGAGGATGAGCATAAGCGTGCATCTCGTATGTTTATGTGGGGACTTGGCACGTCTGTTGGATGGATGGGCGCGAAGTACCTTCTTGCTCGTCGTGCAGCAATGGCTGCTCCAGGACCGAAAGCGTCTGAAGCTATCCCTGGAATAAATCAGTTCAAGAAAGCTGTATATTCTGCAGAAGATCTAGAAGGTGGGAAGGTTAGTATCCAAGCTCGGACGAGAGAGTTCTATGCTGGTCTCATTCGAGCTATTGATGGAATCGAGCGTATTCCATTTAGAAAGGATCTACCAACACAGAAGAATCCTGCAAAGTTGGCAGAGATGAGTGGAAGTTACGCTGCACAGAATGAACGTTGGATGACCACGAAGGTTGACTATATCAATCCAGAGACTGGTAATCCTGAGCCAATCTTGATTGATGATAAGCCTGTCTTGCCTCTTGGAGAGATTGTAGAGAAGAAGGCTAGGGGAAACAAGGAAGCTCTTGGTAATCTAGCAACTGCTCTCTCTACAATGGAACTTGCTGGAAAAGGTTGGCATCCAGATAAACTTCCTATGACGATTGCTCAGGCTGAGCATATCATAGCTAACTCTCCAGATTGGCTAATGGAAGCAGCTAAAGAACTCCGTCGGTTCAATCTGGCAGGTGCATATGTTCAGATGAAGAACGGCTTGATCTCTCAAGATACCTTCAATAAGTTTGCAGAAGAAGATTGGTATACTCCCTTCCATCGGATTGTAGAGCAACTAGAAGGAATAGCTAAGACTCGTACTGATAAAGTTGCTGCAAAGCGTGGCCTCTATATGCGTAAGGGAGGTAGTAACAAGCCTGTTCTGAATCCTGTAGATGTCACGATGAGTATGACTGCTCGTATTCTTCGATCGGCTGAGTATAACAACATCCTGACTCAACTAGTAGATAGAGTCTATGAACTTCCAAAGGACATTCAGACGGCTATTCTCCAGCCAGTAGGTAAGCAACTCAATAAACATGCTCTGAATGTGGATGGCTTAGAAGCCGAAATGCGAAAGTGGGCTAATATCTCTATGGCTGATGCAAAGGCTATGCTTGCTTATATGGATCCTGAAGCAATCAATGGCAAGCCTGGAGTGATTAGCTACTTCAGGAATGGTGAGATTCAATCATATCGTGTGAACGCAGATATCTTCCGTGCGGTAAAAGCTCTATCTCCAGCTGAGATGGAGATGACATGGAGGATGCTGGGGCTGCCTGCTCGCTTTGCATCGAAAGGTGTTATTTATAGCCCAGCATTTGTGGCTAATCAGTTCATTATGGACAGTTTCCATGCATACTTGCTTTCCGAGTATGGCTTCCGTCCAGGGATTGATAGTTTTAGAGGTTGGTGGCATGAGTTTAGAGGTTCAAAGAAGTATCAAGATCTGCTAGCTGCTGGTGGTCCTACATCCCTCCAGTCTCTTCCATACCTTGCAAGTGAAACAAGGGCTGAAGCTCTTCGTCTTTCTGCTGATGCACCGTACAAGCTGGCATGGAAGCAGATGAAGGAAATGAAGCTCTGGGATGCATATAAGACTATTGTTCTTCCTTTTGCTAACTCCGCACGTGTTGGTGAGTACCTCCGTGCGCTCGATCATGGAGCAAGTACGATTGAAGCTGCATATGCTGCACAGAATCTGATTGGCAACTATCGTATGCAGGGTGGTTTTCAAGCTATGAGGGTATTCAACTATCTCACCATGTTCTCCCGTCCTGCTATTGCAGCGATGGATAAGACTTTGGAGAGGATTGGTTGGCATCCTTATAGAGAGCCTCGATATAGCCAAGATTTTATGGGAGGAGCTCTCAAAGAGATGGGAGCCAGTCCGAGAGTAGCGGCTTCTGCAGAGTTTCTTACTAAGGCGTTCGTTGGATTGACTCTTCCCTCCATGATGCTTTGGTATTTCAATCATGGAGATAAGGAGATTGAGGATGTTCGTAAGACAACGATTGGCCAGCGGTATTGGTTCTTCAGAGCCGGAGATAATAGTATCATTCGAGTTCGACGTCCTCAGGTTGTTGGGGAGATCTTTGGAGCGTCAGCAGAAGCTGTCCTTGATAAGATGTACGACAAAGATCCTGAAGGTACAATGAAGATGGCGGGAGCTCTCTGGGATGACGTAGCTCTGAATGTCATTCCTCAGATTGGCGTTGTACCTCTGTCTCTCATGACGAACTATAAGATTGGTTGGGGATCGCCTATTACTCCAAGCTCAGATAAGAACCTCGATCCGAATATGCAGGGAGCTGACAATGCATCTCTCCCCAGTCGGATTATTGCAGATGCTGTATCTCCGATCAGTCAGAATACTGATCTCGAAGCACTTCGTAGAGCTATGTCTCCTGCAGGTCTTGACTATGCCATTGGGACTATCGGAGGTATGATGGGGCAGGATGCCCTGAAGGCTCTAGATGCTGCATTGGTATATAGAGACAAGGGATACCTGCCTGCTAAGGAAGAACTCCCATTGATTAGCCGATATGCTGTCAAGTATCCTTCGATGAATGTGAAGGATGTGCAAGAGTTCTATAATCGAGATGAGAAGGTCCAAGCGGCAGCTGGCACCGTGAAGGAGCTCGCCACATCAGATCCTACTCTCCTGTTGGATTACTACACTCACAACATGGATAGGATCCAACTAATCAAGGTGCATGATGAAGTTAGACAGAAAGTCGCTGATCTGCGTCGAGCGATTGACGATATTCAGCACATGCCTGATGGGATGGTAGAAAGGGAAGTACGAGATGCTACTATCAAGCAGTTCACACAGCTCATTATTGATCATATGAAGATTGCAAACGACCTGGCGAGACAGATGAAGGAGAACAGATGATCCTCTTCCTGATTGGTGCTATTATCTTACAACCACTTCTCATAGCAATCTTCTTCGACTGGGATGAGTTGAGAGATTGGTATAGATATTGGTTCAAATAGTTGTCCATTATTGGACAAGTACAAGAAGGGCCAGCCCCGATGGTTTGAGGCTGGCCCTTTGTTATGGTACCCCACTAGGGATATACAGTTGCATCACCTCCTTATAGCCTTATACCTTCCGCCAACCAGTTGCACCTTCTGGATCGTCACTAGTGTATCCAACACCTCGATCAGTTCTTCCTTTCTGACTGAGTGCTTGAACCTATCCAGCAACTCTCCCAACGAGCAGCCATTTTCTTCTGCCAGTAGTGTTGCAAAAGTATCCTCAATATCCACTGCCAGAGGATTCTTTCCGACGTTAGCAAACACTCTTGTCATCATCGGCTCGATTCTATCGAATAGCCCTAGCGCGTTTTGAAGATCCTGCGCCGTTAGGATATTACCATCTCTGCTTGACGCAGCTAGAATCATCGCTAGTTTGATCAAGTGCATTGGCTTGCGCTCGAAGTAACCATTCAATCTAGGATCATTCGTAGGATTTGGTTTCATGAGATTCTTCATATCCCACTCCTCATAGAACTCCCTTGCATCATCGTCAAATCTATATTCGTGATGGAGAGTTGAAATATGAGTAAGGTCTTGCTTGAGCATCTCATGGAGTTGCTTCTGTGCTGGTGATAGCTCTGGCATAGCCTTCTTGATCCGAGGAGTATCTTGGTAAACAAAGATAATCCGACTTGTTAGTCCAATCCCGATGGTGTCAAGAGGCATTGCTCTTGCTATCCATTCTGGTGTAGTAGCTCCAAGTAGATTCAGGTATGGAGCTTTGATCTTCTGTGTTCCTCCAGTTTTGGTCTTGTGAGACCACTCTAGTGGACAGTCATAGATGTCTGTGAGGAACACTACCATATCCATCTGTGATGATGTTAGAAGCGACGCAAACTCGGAACTATGGGCTGTAAGTGGCGACTGCCCATCTTTATAGGAAGTAGCCAAATCTTGGATGAGACGCTCCCTGGTGGTACTGTCCGCAGTAAAATCCACTCCTGGGATCTCACGAAAGACAGACTTTCCGATTCGCATAGCAGTGGACTTCTTACAACGACCTGCAGGTCCCACAAGAACGATATACAAGTTAGGGTACAAGAGAAAGTACCCCATATCAAAGAGTACATTTCTTCGGAGAACTGCAGCAATGGAACTGATCCCTGTCCAAAGATGGTACTCTTCTGGCGATCTACTTTCGGCAGTATATGCAAGGTATGCCTCGATCCAGTTAGGGAGTAGCCGCTCTGACATTTTGAGCCTCCCACTTCTCAATGTCTATCATGTCCTTCCAGTTGACTCCTACTTGGCAATCCGTTGGGACTCTAACAGTATGGCCATTGACATAGAATGGTATGTCCATGCACTCTTTCATAGCGTTAGCAACCTCATGAACTCTCTCCCTAGGACATTGTACTAGGATGCTATCATGGACATTGAGGAGAAGCTGTACTTTCCAATCAGGGCGCCCTAACTGTATCTCCTTCCATATAGAGACTAGTGCCTTGCAGCATAGATCTCCAATGGCGGATTGTGGAGGATAAGAGTAAGCTTCACGTAGAAGCTTGTCATCCATCCTTCCATAGAAAGTCCTCTTCCGTCCAAATGGTGTATTGAGAGTACGTGACGCACGAAGTTCACGCTCAATCCCTGCCCAATAGACAGTCTTATGGTTTGGATGGAGTAGGAAGAATCCATCTATTACTTTTCTTGCAAGGGTGAGATCAATCCTGATTCCCGTTTCTTCTGCATCTTCGTTGACCACTTCAACAAATCTTTTAGCATCCATTCCGTAGTTGACTGCATGACGGACTCGTTTCGCAGTGTATCTTTGCTCTGGAGTAACGTCACCAACAGGAATCCCAAAGATTGCAGCAGCTGTTTCTCTGTGAACGTCCCGTTTAGGGTCTGCGAACAGTTCAAGCAGATATTGATCGTCGGCGAGGGCAGCCACGACTCGCGCTTCCGCTTGTGAGAAGTCACGATTGATAAAGACACATCCATCATCTGCGACGAACATTTTTCGCATTTCCTTCGGGATGTTCTGCAGATTAGTTCCAGATCCAGAGAGACTCGCGCGACTGGATAGTCGCCCACTTCTTGTTCCTGTGACATCCCACGAGCACCTCATACGACTGTCTGCATCAACTGGAGCGTTGAGATATGTCTCAACCATCTTTCGACGCTCACGAATCTTTAGGACGGTCAGGAGAAGAGGGTGATTGTATTTGGCGGCAAGTTCATTGATTGCGTCCTTGTTCGCCGTAGGATTACCAGTTTTCTTATTCCGCTTGGCTGGCAGTCCAAGCTTTCCATACATCAACTCTTGAACCTGTTTAGAAGATGCGGCATTGATACTGGAACCTGCTCCTTCGTTGAGGAAGGCCTGGAGACGATCAACCTCAAGAAGAATCTGCTTCTTCATCTGTTCCCTGACAGTTAGATCTACTTTGATCCCTGTCCGAGTCATCTCCATCAGTGGCTCAGTCAATGCCATCTCATGTTCGAGAACTCCAATCGTTCCGAAGTCATGAAGCTCTCGATCCTGTGCATCTTTTATTTCTCTAGTAACAGCCGCGTCCAGCGCATTGTAGCGCCAGAACATCTGTATATCTCCAGTGAGATGCCACATTTTGCCATCATCTTTATAACGAGGCTCTCGGGTGTAGATAGACGTTTGGAAAGCAAGACCTTTTCGTAAGGCAGCTTGCTTCTTCTTGCCTTCCATACGAGACATCTCATCTTCTCCGCCAGCACTTTCAGGAAAGAGAGAATGGTGCCCAAGCATCGTATCCCACGCATAGTTTCTTACCTCGTATCCAGCATCTCGAAGTACTGGGATGTCGAAGATATTTCCATTTTGGAAGATCTTTTTTGCGGGGGAACTGAGAAGGCATCGAGCGAAATGCTGATTCTGTGGAGAATCGAAGCTCAGTGTTATCGCACGATCCCAGCGGTCTGAGAATCCAATGCAAGTAATGTGTATCTTCCCATTATCATCCTGAGCAGTTTCAATATCAACAGCGAGCCAGTCTGCTTGCTCCATCTGTCGAATGATAGGCTCGGCCTTATCAGCCGTAGGATTGAGAATCAGTTCTCTTATCGGGAGGAGGATCGCTGGCGTCTTGGCTTCTTCTGCACAGCGCCTGAGGTCGAACTCTGCAATGGCTTTGTAGTCCCAGATACGAAGGATAGCGGCAGGGTGATATGTACCAATAACCTTCTGCCCTTTGACCAGTGTACTTTCCAGAATACTTCCTCTCCAGTCGCTGATAGCTTTTCGATTAGTGAGAGCACGGAGGGGATGGGCTCCAAGGGCAACCACGAGGTTAGGTTTGATCTCCTCAATGTCCTTCTTGAGTTGAAGGACTCCTTGGATGTAGTGAATCTGGTTCTCTTTTTTGTAGAACCACTCGAAGTCATTTCCTGGAGGCCTGATGTGGCAGAGGTTCGTGATGAAACACTCATGTCTTTGTATTCCTGCGCGGCCTAACATATTTGTGAGCATGTCGCCAGCATAGCCGCAAAATGGACGACCTGCACCTTCGTTAGCTCCAGGAGCTTCTCCTACCAACATAATCTTTGCGTCCCGAGGACCTGCTTGGACTAGATCAGACATTGTACCTTCCATGAGATGCTCGTAGAATTTCTGTTATCTTGTCACGTCTACGTCCACCCATTTGAAGATATAAAAGCTGCATGAGTTGTATTGCTGGTGTTCCGTGAATAGCTATATCATACGTTACAAGTTTACCAACACCTCTGGGAGAAGTCTCTTTGACTTTGTCAATAGATAGTCCTACGATCATAGCAGCCCTATCTACTACGTCAGGATCTGCCATACGAAGGCGTATCCTTGGAACTCCATTGGAAGTATTGTCAAAGCATCCTTCTCCTTCTAGAAGTCCTGCAAGCCACATAAGATCAAGATCACTGATCTTTGGTAAATACTTATGGTGGCCCGACATTTTATTTCTCCACAGTAGGAATATACGATTTCACTTTTTGTAAAGCATAAGCTCTACGTTCTGGATTCTGCTCGCAACCCCAGAAATCCCGCTGAAGAGAAGCAGCAGCAGCCAAGCAAGAACCTGACCCAACAAAGAAATCGGCTATAGTTTCACCTGGAACTGTCAAACGTCGAATCAGCTCAGCATACAACTCAACAGGGCGTTCAACCAGTAGCTCTCGCTCACTTTGAGATACAGGATCAATCGTGATTACATTAGATTTATTACGTTGCACAAGCTGTGGTTCACCCTTTAGACAGTGTAAAGCAATATCGTAACCACGAGTAAAATACCTATCAGGACGTGACGTAAATGTTCTGCCGCCTGAACGATTCCAGATTATGGGGATCTCATCGACTGTGAATCCTGCGTCTCTAAAGACGCCTTTAGCTCTTTCATACCAAGTGATGCCAAGAAACCATATAAGCCACCCGTTCGGCTTGACCACTCGGTATAGATCGGGAGCCATCGAGAGGAGACGAAGATATGAATCTTCATCGTCCCTGTAAGAACTGAGCTGACCAATATTGCCTTCAGACCTCTTGTCATAATCCACTCCAAACGGAGGATCAGTGATGACTGCATGGAATGACTCATCAGGAACAGACTTGATGATCTCTGTTGAGTCTCCAAGGACTAGTTTATCTTCTATATCACTATACACAGGACTTGCGCTAACAGCAACCTTCCTCGTTACCATCTGAGCTTTCGCCGCCATCCAGTTCTTTGCTTGACTAATATCCTTAGCTTCGGATAGTTCAGGGAATAGCCTCATCATCTTATCAAGTTGAAGCGCTTCCGTGACTCTAGTTCTCTGAAGGCCTGCGACGGCTGCTGTTTGTTCCTGCGTCCAAGTAGGATCCTTGAACCGACGAAGCCTGTCTAGTTCTGCAACGCTCTTGACTCTTTCCTGCCAAGTCATATCCTTCCGAGCGATGTTTTCTTCTAATTCTACTTCTCGTTGATCCAGCTCGTCCATGTTATCTCTGATAGCAACTTCAATCTCTGTCCACCCATTCATCTGAGCAGCATTCAGTCGACGGTAGCCAGCAACAAGATTGTAATCTGGATCAATGATGATAGGCTGGAGGAGACCAAACTTCACAAGGGAGGCTGCAAGAGATTCTAGATCTCCATTATCTTCCCTCAATCGTTCACGAGGTACTTTGATACTTGAGATAGGGATTTTCATGAGAGTTTTCTATTAGGATCTACGATAGCAATACCAGGACGAGCGATATTGCTGGGAGGTGGAAGGAGAAAGATCAGGGAGATATCTTCTAGAATAAACACAACAGGAATATCCATCCCTGCATCATTTCTTCCTACGATGGAGTAGATGTGAGGATGCCCAGCTTCATAGAAACGCTCGACGGCATCTCGAAGCCCTTGAAAAGCTCCTTGTCCATTTACTACGTAAACTTCAGTAGTATTCCCTGTATTAGATACTACTCTCAGCATCCCACCAGTGATGACTTCCTCAGTCATGGTAGATGTAAGAAGGGCTAGATAGCATAGATGTCCAACAATGGACAACTGCTACCTAGCCCTTCTATACTCCCTTATGCAGGAAGGTAGCTAACGATCTTGTCAGTCATCTGGCCATTGTAGGTATCGGCCTCGACAACAACCATCAACTCCTGAGAGACGAGGGAGTCTGTGTCGAATGGAGGCTTGGCTCCATCCTTCTTTGTATAAGCATCTGCCAGTTCATTGAAGTGACAGGCACGAAGGAGTCCAGCAAAGCCAAAGGCACCACCACCAGTATATGGCATACTGACTTTACGAGTCTTAGGCCTTTCTCCACCAGCAAATACACTGAACTGGATGTCCAACTTTGGATTCCCACTCTTTGAAACTCCAGTGTCAACCTTGTCGATTCGAGCTTTGTAAGTACCTGGCTCAATCGGGCCAACATCACTGAGGTCTGGCTGAATCATCGGCATTGCTACTTCTCCTGTGAAGTTAGAGCTTTGTTGAGGGCATCCCATGTCCACTCTGTACCGTCTGGGACACCAAGGCGAGAACCACATCTAGTGATTCCATCCGGCTGGGTCTGAAGAACACGCTGCATCTCCAGGCCTTTCTTGACCATCTTCATTCGATAAACTTCATCGAACTTCAAAGGAATCCTTTCTGCTGATTGACCTGTCAGGAGAGGTACTATCCCGATGATAGCATCACTATCGTTATAGATCATCTTCTCATGACAGATCAGGACAACATGCTTTCCAGAGTCAAGAACCATCTGGACGAACTGCTCACTCATCGAACGCTCGGCTCCGAAGTCTTGTTGCTTCAGAACAATCAAGCCGCTTTTTATTGCAGCGTCGTGAGTCTCCGACTTGGCACCTGGAGTTCTCGAACCCCCGAGGAGATAGATTCCCTTGTTAGAGGCAGCCTCGGTGAGGGTAGTTCCTGAGTCGATAATCCAAGTATCAAACTGTTCCACGGCACCTGGCTTCATCTGCTCGTCGAAATACCTACACGCAGCGTCAAAGGCCTTAGGTACCTTTACTACCCCTCTGTCTGTTTTCTCGGTCTCCTTGAAAGTCTGGTAGAGGATTGGCTTTTTGCCAAACTTGTTCTGCCACCAAGGTTGTGCTACAGTAGCGAGGCCCCCGTCGAAGTCAATAACATTTGGTCTCGGGAACGTGCAGGCCCCAGCTGTCTTACCAGTCTTGAACCCTCCAAAGACTAGCACAGCCCGACGGGTATCTGGCTTCCAATCGAGAATGTTAGGCATTAGACTTCTTCGCTAGAAGTGTCATCGCCAAAGTCGACTTCTTCTTCATCTTCTTCCCCATAGTCATACATTGGGCAGTCTGGATTGTCACAGCATCCAAACTCATCAAGGGGAAGGTCACAGCCAGAGCAAAGATCTGGCTCTTCGGGAACTTCAAGATTAGTCACTTGGATTCTCTCCTTCATTGAGGACTTTACCAGCTACTTCTATGAAGTGGCCAAAATCGTAATCGGCAACTTCATCCGGCATCAGGCGCTTCTGTAGTGCATCGGAGAGTTGATCCAGTTGCCTTGCCAGCTCGAAGCACTCTCTGTATCTTGTTCGGATCAGATCGTTCCTCGTCAGGGCCAACCGTGTCAGCAACTCCCTTGGTTCTACTGCAACTGCAAAACTAGTCACTTGTGTTAGGATTGCTTCATCACCGTCCTCCTCTGTATCGAGTTCAGATTCCGCCCGCTCTCTTGCCAACTCAGCAATCAACTGAGCTTCTACATCATCTTCCGCTTTGTACATCAAGCGTATAGTAGCAACGAAATCAGTCTGTTTATCGTTTGCTGTCACTGAACAAATCTCCTTGAGAAGGTTCAGGTTGGAAGAGGCGGCATCTGATTTCTTCTAACAGCTCATTATGACGCTTTACATTTTTGTAGATCGTACCACGCATCTTATGATGGTAAGCCATGATTCGAGACCACCAAGCAATGAACTTTGCAAGGTCGTCATCAGTGATAGGCTCAGTCATTCTTTGAACTCTGTTCCTGTTCTATGCTCGAAGTCCCATGCTTCCCTAATGTAATCAGACTCAATCCGCTTTTCTCTCTCTGATGGATGGGAGAGGACATGGATTGAATGATACTCACACTTCCCATAAAGTGTACAAGCGTTCGTGGACTGAGAGAAACCTTCTTTCTCTGCACGCTTGATCTGATTACATACTAGTCTGATATTCTCCAGCCATTCCACTAGATCCTGTGGATGACGTGCAGTCATTCCTCGCTCGAACTTCGTCGTGCCAGTCTTGTAGACTCCAATAGCGTTGATGATAGCACCATGAACCTTTCGTCCAGACAGCTGTTCCGCCGCCCAGATATACCCAGTCACTTGATTATTTGGCTTGAACTGATCAAAATAGTACGAGCCAAGCTGACTGGTCGTCTTGTGCTCAAGCACCCATAGCTGACCGTTGAAGTCTACAAGACCGTCAAAGATACCACCGTACTCAATAGGCTCTCCATCGTCAGTAACCATTCCAGTGTCTAGAACGAATGGCACCTCGATCATTGGAGCACCATCTTCAATCCCTACTACCTTGAAGTTTTCTGCAGGATAGTGCTTGACATAGTCTATCATGACTTGGACAGCCTTCTCCTTAGTCCGATAGTCGTCTGCTGAAACTGTATCATCCCATTTAGTAGCAATGGCAGTCAATGCAGCAGCAAGATCTCCAGTCTTATACCAAGTAGCAAGTCCCTCATGAAACCCACCACCGAAGGCGAGAGCACTTGAACGGCGACGAGTAGTAATCCCCTGTCTGATACGGAGATCATACTTTGCAGGACAGGTTTGGAAGTTGGTTAGGGCAAAGTTGTCAACCTTCACTTGGCCCTCCCATTACAGTTTGAGCAACTGGGTTCACAGTCTGCTGATATGACCATTCCATCAAAGACAAAATAGTAGACTGACTTGGATAGTTTTTTGTACAAGCAATCCAGTCTGCTACTAGTTCATCTAGTGCTTTATGCAGCTGCCGATGGCGCTCTCGATGTTCTTCTTTCGTCATGCTCACAGTGGCCTCTTTTGTCTGATTGCCCATTGGATAGCGAGGATGGTAAGCTTCCTCATCTGTACGCGGCGAGGGTACATCGCTTTGAACTTCTGTTTCATTTCAGTCGGAACCTCTACGAACCAACCAGAGACCCTTTTCTTATTCGGATTTGGAGGCTTGGTTGAGTGCATTGGCTAGAAGTTTAGCGAAGTCCCGAAGGAGCAACTCTCGCTCTGCTGTGAGAAGTTTTATGCAGATGGTCAACAACTGCGTGCGCTCCGCGCGCTGGGCGGGAGAGAGGGACTCAGCATGGTGCCGCCCCGACAGGCGGTGGAGCGCGGTGATGGCTTCGGAGATACCGTTGATATCTCGCATTGGAAGCCATACATTTGCAGTGCCAGACTGTTTGGTCTGCGCTTCGCCTGCCCAGGAGCCGTGGTAATGCTGTTCAGTGAGCAGGACCGGATCTTGAATGTCAATGGAGAGAAGCATGGCTCGTTAGGAGGGGAATCCTGCAGCCGACAATAGATGTCCAACAATGGACAAGTTATTTCTTACCAGTCCGTCTGGAGGCGTTACCTCCTCTACCTCCACTATTCGGACCTTTCCATCCGTGCTTGTAAGCCTCGGCTACGTGCTCAAAGCTATCACGAGCCTTTGCGGACTTGAAGTGCTTGATCGTACCATCACTCATTCTTAGCCTATTTCCAGAAAGCTTTGTCATCAAAACCTCCACGGACTCAGAAGGATGAAAGTAGGAACTTGGCCAGAACATAGTTAGGGTGTCCAGGTCGCTCGGAATGTAGATGACTGTTGGACTAGGTACCATGCCAACTGACCATAAGTTGGTCGTCCTCTACAGTACGTCCTTATCACGCTTCCGCCCTCGATGCACCCTTTTATAGTACGTGGAGGGAATCGAACCCTCCGGCATATCTGTCAAATCGACAGGCCCCTAACCTTGCACGTACTACCCTCGACACGGAGAGGGAGGACTTCTCTACCCAGTCAGACCAGCAAGGGCCTTCGCGTCTTCCGCCGTGAGCTTGCCAGAGGCAATCTGCTCAAGCAGTGCAGCAACGACGTCTCCACCAACCTTCTCAGCAGCGCTGCTAGCAGCACGCTTGGCACGGCTGACAGGAGTCGAGACGCCACCCTGACGCTTGCCAGGACGGAAGTCGATCTGGGCCTGCGCAATCTGATCGTCGGTCTTCGTCTTCCCTTCCTTATCAACAGAACGGAAGCGCCGAGCGATGGACTGGTAACTCACACGCAGCGAGGTACCATCGCTCATGTTCAAAACTCCCTCTGCTCCGATCGTGTTGATAAGAGCATTGATGTCGTCCCAGACGAGAATCGGGACTTCGCCAAGCGACTTGGTACCCTTCGCAGTCTTGACTTCCTCAAACTCGAAGTGAGCACCAGTCGGTGCAGCAACGGTAAGCGTCATACAGCAACTCCATGATGATGGTTAGACAACAACCCACGAGATTGTGGGGGTGAATGCTGTATATACAATATATGGTTAGGGTCGTAACTTGTCAATGGGCGTGTGATCCAGGATTGAAACAATATCTGGCAAATGTCCAGATGACTAAGCAAAAGAATCCAAAAATAGTCAGAAGCGTACCAAGCTCGATCCAGTCAGTTTTACGAGAACTCACGTATTCTCCTTGTCGCTCGGGGACGGTGGGTCTTTATCCACACAGGGACAAGTTGAGGCCCACGGTGCATTCCCGCGGCCACACTTCGGACAAATCCAACCTATCGGTGGAGCCATAGGCGGACGATAGTATGGCGCGTCATACGGCGTGGACGGCGTGACATAGCAGATATGGAGCCCGGAGTACGCTATGCCACATTGCGGGCAGACGTGCCAATAGGTGATTTCAGTCATTTTCGTTCCTCCGGTGGGCTAGGCATTAGGGATTTCCTCCTCAGTCCATGTTCCATCAAACTCCATCAGCGCGTCGGCCTCTCCGAACGTGCAGGTGCCACACATTTCGAGGTCAGGATGACAGGGCAAATGCTGATGGCAGGAGATACACTCCATCCACACGCCTGTTACTTGCCAAGACTTCGGCTTCTGTTTCGTCTTACGCATCGTTCCGCTCCTCCGGTGGAATGGCAACCAATCCCTTTGCTACTGCGATAGCCAGCACTGCGTCGGATGGCCCGTCTATCCAATACCGCTCTTCGTCTGCCTCTGTCGCCGCCACGCCGCCGTTCCAGTTCGGGTCTGGCCCGTCTGCGGCTTGTTTTGCGAGATTCCACTTGATGCCCTCGCATACCGGACAGAGATCGCCCATCAGCATTTCGATGCCGCCGCGCCGGAGTGCGGCACTCATCAGCATGCAGTTGGCTTGCATCAGAGGGTCGAAGTACGCCTCTTGTGCGCGACCTTCGAGTTCGAGGACGATGTTCTGCATCGCCGTCTGTGCGTCTCGCGCGACGAGGTGCATCAATCCGCGAGACTCGATGGCTGCCTTCAGCTTGTCCCAGTGAGATGGACAAATCCTCATGGTGTGTCCTCCGGTGGAGTGGCAGGCCGCGCGGCGTCGAAGCCGACAATCCGCATCAGCACGCTCCCTTTCTCATCGCGTATCTGCACTTCGCCATACGGGATTGAAGGATCAGCGACAAGGCTCATCTGCCCCGCCGCCCACGCATAGACTGTCACGCACTCGCGCGTGTCCGTCCGCTCCCGCTCGGGGGGAACGGAGAGGGCGGCAAAGCTGCCGTTACCAGCGTTCGTCACGGGCTTCACGACACTCCGAGTGCAATCGGGATAGTGCGAGGACACGTTGCCAATCCGCTTGCCGCCGCACTCTGCACACACTCCCTCGCTTGGCCCCTCGCCCTGCGCTCCTGCACTCCGCTCAGGGGAAACGGAGTAAGCGTCATCCCGAAGCCGTGAAGCCTCGGCCAAGATGAGCGACAACGCTTCGTAGTAGCCGACGCTATGCCCTTCGCTCCATGCATCGTTGATCTGCGCCTCTCTGCGCTCGTCCGCCTGCGGTCCTGCACGGAGGGCGACCTCAGCAGGCACGTATTTCGCTAGCTCTGGCCCCAAGCTCTTCGCAAACGCTATCGCGCCTTCGTCTGGCGTCATCGTGCTATCAGCTGTAGAGCCATCATAGCCGATGCAGAACCGCTTTCCACTCTCCCCGTCGCTAATGACGAGGGCGTAGGCTTTGGTTTCTTGCATCGGCGTGGTGAAGGCGCTCATGGTGCCGATGCTCACGGCGCCCTGTTCCTGCGGGGAGTTAGACATGGTCAAGCTCACGATTCAGAAGTAGAGCCCAGCAACCACACGCGAAGCAGTCCGTCGCTATGTCATAGTGCTTCACCATCGAAAGCGCCATCGCAAGAAAGCCCAGAAGGATGGCGCATACAGATAACAATCGCCTAGCCATTGGTGGTGCCTCGGATGAGGGAAATAATACGCTTCGCACAATCAGAACGATTCCTACCCAAGCCCATGCGTTACCAATCCTCATTACATTCTGGCGGTTCATCGGCGTCGCTGGTATCTTTTCTGGCGATTGACTCAAAGACATCTAGTTCCTCCTTCGTCCATATGGACTTGTCAGGGAAAACATCGCAATCTCCAACTTCACATTCACTTTCTGGCGGATAGCAGTCGTAAGGATCTCCATAAAGCCTGCCAGGGTCATCGTAACCCTTGACAGGTACTACACCAGAGCACATATCATACGTCTGAGCAATATGCTCAGGGAGGGCTTCGAGCTGTTCTTCCGTGATGTGTTCAGGCTGCTTGCAGTCCTCAGTCTCGAACTGCTTAGTCTCTCCAGTCCTTACCCACCTCGGACAGACAACATCGGCGTGAAAGTGATTGACTCTACCCATCTCAGTCTCCTTTACTCAACTGTTCAGGTTGAAGTCCTGTGAAGTTTCCAAACAGTGGATTGAAATGTTCAGCATCATGCCTTCCGTCTTGCATCATTGCATGAGTCATCTCGTGCAGGATGATAGCCTTGTCATTGACGTATCTCTTGTCAAAGATGATTGCATTACCCTTCTCCAACCAGACTCCAGCAAAATAAGTCTTTGGATTGTAGGTTGGCCCATTCAGTGGCCTTGCAGCGTTCATCACCTTGACAGGGATCTCGTCGCAGGTGTACCACTTCACCATAGAGTAATCACAGTTCTTTGGCTTCAGTCCTGCATTGATGAGCTGAGCTGAGAGATTCCGCCAGTAGGCATCCCATATTACTGGCGGCTCGTATGGGCGAGCGGAAGGAATGTCTCTAACATCAGGCTTCCTCCACCCTGCCCAGAGGGTGAATGATCTAAGGCTGATCATTGCTGGGCCCTATGATTCTGAAGGGAGATTCTGCCTCAAACAACATCTTCCAATAAGACAGGGGACATATGAGGAGAAATATATACTTCTTTCCTGGCAACTCATTCTGCTTGTCCTCACAGAAGATCCTCACTGTATCATCAGGGTCTACTACCATCTGAACATCCCTGATGGCGTCAGCAAGGCGATCAACTACTTCTTGGTTAGTCAGTTTCATGGTCTGTCTCAGCCTGTGAGATGATGTTTGCCAGTTCCCATACGTCAAGGTCTAACGTGTTGATCTCACTCTTTGCAAGAACTTGCCAGTAGTAGCTATTGTACTCTGACAACCTCTCATAAGTGCACTTCGTTGCCAGCCTATCTCTCCTGCCTCCCATCACTTTATGAGCACCATCCATCACAGTTTGACGGGAGACTTGGAAGAGCTCTCCTATCTGTGCCCAGCTACACCCGAGTACCCAGAAGGCAGCCATCGCTTTCCGACGTTGGTAGAAGTAATCTACTTTCTGGGTCTTATGGGTCTGCTGACCCTTACATACCGTCAGCAGTTCCTCGATTTCTTCTGGAGTGAACATGCCTTTAGACTCAAGGACCATCCTCGCATTTGTACGAGAGAGCCTTGCAATCTCTCCAATCAATCGGAGGCCAGCTTTCTCAGTCAGTTCGAGTGAGATCATACGGCCTCCCATCTTGTGTCCAAGCGAAGTAATGGCGAAGATTCCTATGCCCCATGAAGAACTTCCAAGTACGGAGAGCTCCTTCATCTAAGGGCACAGGTTTGATGTACTTGAGAGGATCTCGAAGGTCGATCACTTCAAGGAACTCTCTGTCAGGCTTGGGCTTATGTTTGTTGACTGCTTCCATCCATCTCTTCTCGTCTTCAGAAAGACGTTCTTCTTCGTCTCCCCAGTTCTCAAGCATCCTTTCCTCCTGTCATGTGGTTCAGAGCAAACCGTGCGGCCTGTGCATTCTTGCCAAGAGGAATAGCACTACCCCTTACCAGCAGGCGATACCTGCTATTCGGCTCTACCTGATAAGGGTCAAAGGAAATGAAGCCCTCAATCTTATTCTTCGATGCAAGCCTTCTGAGTCGTGCGAGGGATTTGGTCATACAGGTATCCTACTCAAAATGAGCCGTCCTTCATAATCACTTGAAGCATACTCCCTGCCTGTCTTGAATTTCATTGCCCACTTATCAGCATATCCAGTAGCGCACATCATATTCTCTTTATCCACCCAACGAGCACGCATGTAGTGGATATAGCGCCGAGATATGTTGGGAGGCAACTCACAGTCTCTTGCTACATCTTCAAAGGATCGAGGCTTATTTGTCATATTCATCTTCTCCTCGAAAAGAGTTTCAAAGGCAGCAGCCACGATACTTACTTTTGAATCATTCACAGTGAAACTTCTCGTGATGTTACCTTTGATATGACATGAGTGTGCTCTTGGTTCTACCAGAGCTATCCTGACTCTGACAGTACCTTGATTGTCGTTCTTATTCCGCTGTTGTGTGCGGCGTCTCAGTAGTATTGTCAAGATGTCCACCAATGGACAAGTTCCGGTTGATGACCTCCGAGCGGAAGTGATCTCGGAGAGTTGGCGCTGCTGAATGTGGTGCTGTGTAGCAGTTGTCCAGGATCTCGTCCGGCATTGGGATGTAGTACTCCGCTGTCGGATCGAGCTCATCAATCGACAGAGGAATCTGTACTTCCATATTCTTGACGATCCTAGAACCTGCTACCTCAAGGACCTCAGCCTCCACAACGAACTGATGGCCCTTGAGATATGTAAGATAGCATTGTCTGGTCATAGCTCCTCTAGCACTGGAAGGTGGCCATTCCAATCAGTCAATGTATATCTGCATGTAGTCCATCTACCATCAGGTGCCTTGTACTCAACGATCAGCTCGTTTTCCTTTGCGTCGTAGATCATATGGTGATAAGGAGCACTTTCTGGTTTCCAGGTATCTAGAGTAATGATATGTCTCCGCCGTGGCTTCTTCATTTCTCCTCCGACTTCGATCTGTTCTTCAGCGTCCGAAATGAGATGAGCTTTTCCGTCTGCTCTACCAACTCGAACTTGAATCCTGCGTCCTGCAGGTATCTCACGATGCCTAGTACGTATGTCGGTTCACCCTTTGTAGGTAGTTCCCTTGATTGCCTTAGTCACTGGTCAGGTCCTTGATGGATTGTCTCTTGTTCTGCCCTTGCTAGCTCTTCTCGAATCTCCTCCCCGATAAATAGGAGGTGTGAGAGAGATGGCGACTGTGCGATCTGTCCCCGCGTAGATGCTTCGATGCGAGCGGCACCTTTCCTGGATCGTTTTTCTTCCGCCGCGCGCAGTTGCTTTTGCTGAGCCTCGATAGGTGCATTGACTTTGAAGGAGTGCCTACCCTTGATCCTTTCCCCAATGCCACCTTCGCGGCCAGTGAATAGTTCTCTTGGGCCTTTACGAGACATGAGGTTCATCCTTGACAAGTTTGAGGTGTCTCAGGGGCTCTTGGTCCCACTCTGCGACCAGCTTCCTGGCTTGTTCCGACATCTTTCTGGCGAGAGATTCTATGGAATCGAGGTTATCCTCGATTACAAGCGAGGATATGGCTCTTACTACAGGATCGACAGCGAATGTTTGAAACACGAGAGCAACGAAGAGATCGAACTCTCCTTGCTCAAACGTAATGGTGATCCGTTCGTCAGGCATCGTGTTATCCCTCCGATGGGGTGACTGTGCATCTGGTACCGCAGTGAACACAGGGAACGACGGT